TAGACCGCCCCAAGTTCGCCGCGCCGATCAACGAGGTTCTGGGTATCCTCAAGGACCAGAACGACACCCTTTACATCAAGGGTGAGTATTTCGGGTACTTTGTCAACCGCCTTTGCAAGCGGTTCTTGGCTGATCCCGACTACACCCACAACTCGTTCAACTCGGCCTTCTTCAACGAGTCGAAGAAGAAGACGTTGGCAAATTCGGCGGACAGTATCGCGGCTCTGATCAACCGAGCCGACCCCATCGCTTCTGCTGGTGAGCTTAACTACTCAGTCAGCGCCGTGCTCTGGGGAGTTCTTGGCAGCGCCGAAGGGTTTGCAAGCGCCAGCTACGGTCTGCGGACCTACCTTCGGGCGATGCTTGAGCGAGTTCGTTCCACCATCGAGACTGTCAACGTCGGCTCCCAGCGAGACATGACGATGGCCTTCCGCCGTCACCTTGTCATTCGCGGTGTCCTCGGCGACGTGATCAGCGAAACTTACCGGCGTGACACAGTTCCCTATGAGGAACTCAAGCTTACCGAGAACGGGGACATCTGGGATGGAGGCAAGCTGGTCCAACCGAGCGGATTGGTGGAGGTATAAGCAATGCCACAAATTTTCCCCTTGTCGATGAAGTACGTCCAGAAGCCGTGGGGCTATGAGATGTGGATCTTCAATGGCGACAAGTATTGCGGCAAGAAGCTGTTCATTAAGCAGGGTCACTGGCTCAGCTATCACCACCATAACGTCAAGGACGAGGTTCTATTCGTGGAGTCGGGCCGTATTTGGTTTACTCACAACGAGAACGGAGGCCACGTAAGTTCTATCGAACTGTCTGAAGGTCATGCCTTCCATGTTGCCCCCGGTGTCAAGCATCAGATGCAAGGCATTGTGGACACGGTGATCTTTGAGTTCTCGACGCACCACGAAGACAGTGATAGTATCCGCACAACGCGCGACTTGATGGTTGATCACGGGGACAATGGCTTCCCGATCCGCACTTACACCGAGCCGCCGTCAACAGTTCAGGTGGTGATCCCGCCGATGAATGTGCCGTTCATCCGGCCCGACATCAACTTCGCCAACCCGAAGGTGGAGAAGAACGAAGTCTCCTGCGAAGATAAGAAGATTCCCCACATCTCCAACGTCCCGTCGTGGGATAAGAATGAGTTTGACCTATGAAGAACCACCATCTTGACCTAATCCGCGTCACAGAAGCGGGGGCCATTTCAGCCGCCGAATGGGTAGGTCGTGGCAACAAGGAAGCTGCTGACAAGGCGGCGACCGAGGCCATGAGAGACCGTCTCAACAGAATCAATTTCTTGGCTGAGATTGCCATCGGCGAGGGCAAGAAGGATGAGTCCTACGGCTTGTATGAGGGCGAGATCCTCGGCTGTGGCAAGAACGAGAGCGTCCATTTCACCTACTCTGAGGATCGCCCAGAGATGGAGCGGAACTGCCCGGAATACAGTATTGCTGTGGACCCAATCGAGGGCACCACGCCTACTTCTAAGGGTGGTTACGAGGCCATGAGTGTGATTGCTCTGGCTCGCAAGGGGCACTTCCTCAAGACCAGCGCCTTCTACATGAAGAAGCTGGCTGTGGGGCCGAAGGTTGCCAAGCGGTTCCAGCCTGACATCAGGGCCTCCGTCGAACATAATGTCGCGCTCGTTGCTGCGGCGCTTGAAAAGCAGGTCCGTCATGTCACGGTTTGTTGTTTGGACCGGCCACGGCACGAGTCGCTGGTCGCCAAGTTGCGAAATTTGGGCTGTCGCATCAAGCTCATTTCTGACTGTGATGTGACGGCCTGTCTTGCCACCTGTTTCCCAGACAGCGGCGTCGATCTCTACTTGGGGGTCGGCGGCTCGCCCGAGGGGGTGATCGCCGCAGCCGCCGTGAAGTGCATGGGTGGCGATCTCCAGTGCCAACTGGCCGACAAGAACTGTGAGTTGTTGCAGGAGCCTAATGATGTGCTGGGACTTGAAGATCTGGCGAAGGGCGACGTGATGTTCTGCGCCACCGGGATCACGGATGGTAAGTTGATGAAGGGAGTGGAGTTCACCAGCGATGGTATCACGACTCATTCTCTGACGATGCGATCAGAGAGCGGCACTATCAGGAGAATGACGACACAACATGGAAACTAAGTTAGACGATCTCGCACGCAACACTTTCTATTTCACGACGGATATGATCCGTTTCCTCCTTGCGGAGAATCTGGCCCTGAAGAGCCTGCTTCACACAAAGGGGTTGATTACACCCGAAGAGTTCAAGGTGCATCAGCGGCAGGCCGAGAGAATCCTCGACGCCAAGTTTGAAAAGCATTTAGAAGAGTGGAAGAAGTCGAATCCCAGACTCGTCGCCATGTTCGCGGATGCTACAAAGGACGGTCAGGCTCTTCCGGGCGAGACTCAATCTCAGCCAGAAGTTCAGCAAGCTCCCCACGCTGTTTCTTGATCTTGTGTTTGAACTTGCCTAGACCAACCTCGGTCATGACGATGAAGTCCCATCCGATGTTCGAGCAGTAATTGTTCGCAGCGGCCCATTTGCACTTATTCTGCTCATAGTCCGTTTGATTAGCGGGCTTCACTTCCCATATTTCCGTTGAACCATCCACGAAGTTGATGCGGATGTCGGGGATATAGTTGTGCCATTCGTTGTGCCAGAAGTACGGGATTTTGAATGGTTCAGCAGCCCAGCTTTCTACGTCCGCGTCCTCTTCCAGTAAGTTAAAGAACTCTTCTTCCAACCCGGAGCGATACACGAAGTCGCGCCCACACTTCTGCGAAGTGAAGCTACCCTTGCGGAAGTTTGTCTTTCGGGCCGTGGGCTTCTTGGTGCCATCCTTCTGACGCTTATGGTCGAACCATACTGCCACCCTCGTTTGGCAGTCCTTCGGCAAGACGCGATTGGGATGTTTGGCGGCGTAGTGCATCTTCATGTCGCGTACCGGGGCCTCACAATCAGGGCACTTGATCCACTCGCGGCCCTCTTCGTGGTCGGTGACGACGTGATCCTTGTAGCCTGCATAGTCTTCGTACTGCTTTCCGCAGACGAAACATTGCCATCTGCGCTTGGCTCCGAAACCGGCGTCTTCGAATGTTAGTGGCATGATCTCCCTTATGAACGGCAGTCCTGAATGTTCTGCACGAAGCGGATGGTCTCCTTGAGCTTGGAATCCATTTCGAGCACGATGATCTCGACGATTTCGTACAGTTCCTTCACCACGCTATTGCGAGCGGTGTGTGGCAGTGGCCCATCGTTGATGGTGATATAAGCCACGGCGTCTTTCTTGATGTCGAGCGTGTACTTGTAGCTGGCATTGCCGATCTGGATCTTTGTGATGAAGAAGTTCCATACGATGTCTGGGCTCGGTGGATTGCTCTGGACTTCCGTTGATTGGAACTGAGTTCCGCCCAAACTGTTCCAGACGACACCGCAGGATTTCGTCTTTTCGATGATCTCTCTTACAAGAGCTTCGTTGTACAGGTCTTGCAATTCAAGTAGGGATGGCATAGTTACCTCTTATTCCTCGTCGGCTCTTACAAAATTGGGTGCGTCGTCGCGGTCATGCTTCGATGGAATCAGGTTGCCGAGTTTGATGATCTTAATAGTCCCAAAGTGTGCCCCTGAATCACTGGCAATTTTCTGCAAGGCGGCGACAACTGTATCTTGGTCCATAACCTTGATCTTCTTGATGTCGTTCTTGCCAAATACATGCTGTCCGGGCTCGCCACGGACAAGCTTGCTGAGGTTGATAGCCGTGAAGTTGGCTTCATCAGCCCAGCCGTCCGTAGTGTCCTCATCAGGATGCTTTAGACGAGCGAAGACGATTCTGCTATCTTCGCCAGCCCCGAAGTAATCCTTATCTTTCTTGAAGAACAGGATCAGACCTTGATTGTCGATGAAACCACGGATGTTCTTTTCATCCTCTTGTTCGAGGAGGTATTCATCCCAGATGTCCATCAATGCTCTGAACTTTGAAAAACCCGGCGATTCCAAATGCACCCCTTTTCTGCAATGACCTTAGTATTTAAGCAACTGGTTATGGTATTTTGAAAGGAACGCGATCTATTATCATTCATACAGCGTTCTTATTCATACAAGGAGAACCATGAACAAAGCTGCTTACGCCCGTGCTTATCGCATAAAGAGGAAGGAATTAGGTTTGTGTCTGAACTGTGATGGTCGCGCGGTTTCTTCATGTTATTGTGCGAAGCATCGTGAAGAAGTAAGGTTAAGACAGAAAGAGAAGAGGCTCAAGCGTATTCGTGCTGGGTTATGTGTTCATTGTAGCGAGCCGCTCGGCGCTGTCGGCGGGACTTGGTGTCTTGAATGTTTGGAGAAGCACAGGGTCAAGAGGAGCAAGACATCAAAATACTCCAGTGTGAAGGGTTGTGCCAAGAGTCGGTCTATCCCCTTTCTCTTATCGAAGAAGACTTTTGATGAATGGCATGAATCGCAAAAGAGGGAGTGCTATTACTGTGGTGTTTCGGAGGAGGCACTCAAAACTGTAGGTAGATCAAAATCTTGTCTTACTGTAGACAGAATGGACAACGAAAGAGGCTATGAGGAAGGCAACATTGTTCTTGCTTGTCATAGATGTAACAACTTGAAGAGCAATTTCTTCACGGCGAATCAATGGCTGGAAGTTGCAACGAAGTACATTCGGCCTGAGCTTAAGAAATACCATGATCTGGGCTAGATAACTGCATGACCCATAGATTTCGAGAGTTTATGAGACGGCACCCCATCAACATCTCTATCCGAGAGGATGAGGCCGCTCCGTCGATGGGCGGTGCTCCTGCTGCCCCCGGCAACCCGGACAGTAAAACGAACAAGCACCACTTCGATTCTCTCGAACGGGGCCTCGGCATGGATGACGAAGGCATGACCGCTGCCCTTGAGGGCAATAGCATTACAGTCTGGCAAGTACCAGACTACTCGTCGAAGTGGGGTTACTTGGTTAGTGGTCCCGTGGATGCGTCGGTGGAAAAGCGACCAGACGGGAACTATTCCGTGACATATCAGTTGAAACAGAAGAAATTGATGGAGCCAAAGTCGTTTACCCTCCCATATAAGAAGGGCGAGCGGCCAATGTACTACAACGGCCCCGTGAACGACGAGACCGTCATCGTTGGCGAGGAAGAACTACAGGATATGATGGTAGTTCCGTTCGCTAAGGTGGGCGGTGCCCAACCGGGCGCAATGGGCGGACCCGGTGGAGCACCGGGCGGCGCTCCTCCGGGTGGGGCTCCTCCGGGCGGCGCACCACCGGGCGGCGCTCCTCCAATGTGAGATCACCATGAGATTCAAAGAATTCCTACAGTTTGATGAGACAGGTACTTCGACAGCAGATATTGCTGGCTTTAGCCGTATCTGTATACCGATGGTACGTCGTGTTTGGGGCTCGAATCAGGTCGAGGACATGTATCCTGACGAGTACGAGTGGAACAAGAAGAAAAAGAAGCACTATGAAGTGCCACAGCTTCGTGAAGCTGATAAATCTCAGGACGAGGGCCTTATTGGGGGTTTGTTGGGTGGACTGGCTGGCGGGTTCTTGACCCGAGGGGCTGGCAACTTCGGCAACACGCTTGGCATCATGGCCGGTGCGGACATTGGCAATCAGATCGGCAATGCCCTAAGCGAACCGGCCAAAAAGCGGCGGCGGATGAAACGATCAAGAAAGACCTGATCTTGAATCGGCGTCATGGATGCCTGTATCTAGTTGAATGTCTGCCTCACTTGTATCGCCGTAGGGATTGGCCCCCATGTGGGACGCCTGTTGAGCTTTTTCTCTTTCCTTCATTACCTTTGGGAAGTTGTGTTTGAACCGGTAATCGTGGCCGGTGGAGTCGCTGTTCCACCTATCTGTGCCTTCCGGTTGTGCGAACTGGAAGCTGCAATTCGAGATCAGCTTATCCTTCTTCTTCGACCCGCATTCGGGACACTTCACGTCGGGGTATTTGCCAGTTTCGTCGTAGGAGCATAGCTCGTCGTACTTATGGTTACACTTCTGGCATTGGAATTCGTAGAAAGGCATTGTTACTCCTCTTTTTCTTCGCCTTCTTCTGATTCATCGTTCTTGGCGTCTTCAGTCATTTGAATCAGCCGTTTGTAGATCGTTTCGATCTCGTTCATCTTGGTCTCGGGGCTCTTGAAGCACCAGAACCAACTCTGTTTCGCAATCTCGATGGCTTTGCCGAGCAACTGTTGGTTAAGTTCGGTTTGGGCGAGATCCATGTGCATCATATCTACGATGCTCTGCTGGTCGATGAAGGCGATTGCCTCTTCCTCCATCTCTTCGTTGTCATCATCTTCTGATCCGAAGAACGGTTCTTTCTCGTTGTCGGGGTCATTGTCATAATATCTTTCCATCTAAGCCTCAGACTACTGCATTGTACAAAGGAACCATGTTCTTCCAGAGTTCTATGACGCGATTTTCGTTTACGGTCATCTCTTCGGTGATGAGACCACCTGCACTCGAAAATGGACAACCCTTTGCGCTATCTATCCATCTGCCACATCCTTTCTTGTAGCTCGTCAGACACGACGGCTCGTTGCTTTCTTTGGCCTCCACGTATAGCCTCTCTTCTGTTGATTCTAACCGCTTGTCTTCTAAGTAGAAAGCGTTGATAAGATCTGCGACATTCTGTTCGTCGAGGAACCACATCTCCTCATTCACCCAGAGCTTATTTTCCTTAAGACGATCCAAGAATTTTTGATCGAAAGCAGATGTTGCCATTGTCAAAGGTTTCATCACTAAGATGGTGTCGCCGATGTATGATCTGTCTTGGGCCATTTTCACTGCTGCTAGCACATTGAGGTTTTCGATATTGTCTTGGTGCTTGAACGGATTCCGGTGGACGCTGGGAACGCTCAGTCGCTTTGCCCATTGGAAGTAGACAAACGGCGTCTGGCCGTTGCGGTGGCAGACTAAAGCAACCTTCGCATCTGGTAGGTTTCTGTAAATTGAGTACCAAGTGGCGAAAGTCTGCCAATTTTGATCGGATTCAGTAATAATGAGCACCGATAGGCTGCCGCCCGTTTCTGTAACCATGCCTTAACATAGTAAAACGCCTTGACAAAGACGCGCCGTCCGAGTAACTTAGTTTTCGGCCAACTTGCGTTGGCCTTAACGAAAAACTCAGCGGTAGCCCGCTGGCGGTCAATAGGGAGCCGACAGTTTCAGTCTAGTCACTGTGTTTAACTTTGATTTCAACGACTGTGTTTCTGTATGAAGGCTGGTTTGGAGCGAGGAATCCCTTTCATTTCTTAGGGGCACGAAGCAAGGGAAGGAACCCTTTCTCATGTATTTAATGCAACCATACGATGACGCCCTGCGGGAGATACTCGAACAAGGTGTCGAGAGGTCAAACAAGCGCACGGGGATCAAAACCCTTTCGATTTTTGGCCTGTTGAAGCGCTACCGCCTCGACACCGAGTTCTTCCCGATCCTGACGCGCCGCAAGTCGTGGCCTGCGTCGGTTTTTTCCGAACTGATCTGGTTCCTGTCGGGGAGTACAAGAAACGACGACCTGAAGAAGCTCGGCTGTAACTTTTGGACTCCGTGGGTTGACGATGCCTTCGAGAAGAAGCATGGTTTCGTCCCCGGCGCGTTCGGCCCGGTCTACGGCTTCCAGCTTCGTCACTTCGGCGGCTTCTATGGAACAGGCGAAGACGAAGTGGTGGATGTCGCCACCCAAGTCCCGAAGGAGTTCGGCGGCATGGAGAACTCATGGTCGAAGAAGCCGGGCCGTAAGTACGGCGAGGGCGGATTCGATCAGTTGAACTGGCTGGTGAACAGGATCAAGGAAGATTCCTCGTGTCGCCGCACCCTCTTTACCCTCTGGAATCCGCACGATGTCGCCAAGATGCGACTGCCCCCATGCCACATGCTGTTCCAAGTGCTGGTGGACGACCAGCGGAACTTGACCGGCATCATGTACCAGCGGTCCTGCGACTTCCCAATCGGCGTCCCCGCGAATATCCAGTTCTACTCGGCGCTGACGGTGATGCTGGCCCAGCAGACCGACTGCAAGGCGAAGGAGTTCGTCCACATGACGGCAGACTCGCACATCTACGGCGACCAGATCGAGGCCGTGAAGAAGTACCTTGACCTGCCCGTGGTCGAGTCGCCCAAGCTCAAGATCAACAAGGCGGCGGACATCTTCTCGTACCAGCCGAGTGATTTCGTCATCAGCGACTTTAACACCGGCCCGAAGATCGAGATCCCGGTCGCGGTTTAGGTCCAGAAGAGATGGCCTAGTATGAACCCAAGCACTAGGCCGACAACGAAGCCGATGATCACACCAGCCCCAACCAAGATGTGGGGCTGGTGTAGGTGATCCGCGACCCACTGGCGAACGATAATACTCAGTGTGGTTTGATTGGTGGCTGCGAGATAGAAGTCGTAGCAGATGAACCAGAAGAGGAAGCTCAGAATTGCAAAACCCAGCAGGAACATGATCGTGTCTCTCATGTTGGTATGTAGGAAAGGAATTCGCAATGCTTGAACAAGTTGTTGCCCGATCTGTGGTAGGCCCCAACTGAATAGCATGGGGCTAAATACCTCATGCTGTTCTGCTTTAAGAAGGCACAGTTGGTTTGGCACGACAACCCTGTCAAGGGGCTGACCGACCCGGTGCCGAAGATGACGATGGATCAGGAGTTGGGCTACGTCCATCACTACTTTACGACGGAGTACCGTGGCAAGGGTGAGGCGGTGGAATTGGGCTGCTGGTATGGAGCCTCAACCATTCCGGCGCTGGTAGGCATGGCTAGCCAGCCAAAGGATAAGAAGTATCAGGTGTTCGATCAGTTCATCTGGCAACCATACATGTCGGGGCTGACTGATCAGCGGATGAACGTCGGGGTCAGTTTCCGAGGTCAGTTCGAGGAGAATACTAAGAACTGGTCAGAGCACTTAGAGATTCACGAAGGAGACTTAAGTAAACACAAGTGGAATGGCAAGCCTATCGAGTGGTTGTTCGTGGACATAATGAAGACAACCCCGCTCGTAGCCAACTGTGCAAGGGAGTTTTTCCCTTGCTTGATGAAGGACAGTGTGGTAGTCCACCAAGACTTCCTGTTCGGAGATAGACACTTGGTCTGGCTACATCTTTACATGTACCGGCTCCGAGCTTACTTCGAGCCCCTGTATGACCTGTGTGCGACGAGCGTTGTCTTTCGCACAAGAAGGGTGATTCCGGTGGAAGTCAGTGTGGCGGCAGCCGACTTCGAGAATGTTAAGAGAGATGAGAAGATCATCGCTCTTAACTACTCCTCGGCCATCACCTACAACGGGGGTGCCATTGATGCCCTCAAGAGCTTTTGTGATTAGAAAGAAAGAAAGAAGCATGATTCCAGAAACGTCCCAAATGCCAGCGAAGCCCCCGAAGGGACCATTCCGCTGCTGCCCCTACTGTGCGCGGGGGCCGCTGTCGATCAACGTGCAACAACTGACTACCTGTCTTAACTGCGGGTATATCCACTTCGAAAACCCAATGCCCGTGGTAGCTGTGTTGGCTGCCACGCTCGGCGACCAGAGCCGAAGCATCATCATGGTCAAGCGCGGCATCCCTCCGTTTAAGGGAGAGTGGTGTCTGCCTTGCGGTTATATCAATCGGCATGAGATTCCGAAGGTGGCAGCCGTCCGCGAAATGCAAGAAGAGACCGGGCTCACAGTCCGGTTGGAGAAGATTCTGTGTGTTTGCAATCCAATGCCGGGGGAGATCAATCAGATAACGATCTCTTACTTGGCCCGGATCGCAGAAGGCAGCCTCAAGGCTGGTGACGATGCCGAGGATGTCCAGATCTTCAGAAAGGAAAACTGCCCGACGCCGTGCTTCCGCTCCCACAATATGCTTGTAGAGAAGTGGTGGGATGGCAGACTCGGCGATGTTACCGGAAAGGACTTGGACTGATGCGACAACATCTAGTATATCTGGCAGGCCCCATCACGGGCCTCAGCTTTGAAGGTTGCGTCGAATGGCGCGAGTGGTTCATCGACCAACTCCCGAAGGAGATCGTTGGCCTCAGCCCGATGCGGGGCAAGGATTACCTCGAACACGAGCAGGATTTGAAGATGGACTACGCTCACATCGTTTTGTCCTCGGGGCGTGGCATCACGGCCCGTGATTATAACGACTGTCGTAGGGCCGACCTGATCGTGGCAAACATGCTGGGAGCCAAGAAGGTTTCCATCGGCACGGTCATGGAGATCGCGTGGGCGAAGGCATTCAACGTGCCAGTCGTCTTAGTGATGGAGCCGAAGGGCAACCCCCACGATCACGCCATGCTGACGGAATGCGTGGGCTTTCGCACGCCGACGCTCGAAGAAGCTCTGTGGTTGACAAAGGTGATCCTGTTGCCAGCGCCGCATCGGAAGCCTTATACGCCGCAGGGTTCGTTGACTCGGGAAAAATTCGAGGGCATCCTCAAGGATTTGGTCGAGAATCCCGATAAGTATCTAGGGTTGGAGAAGTCCCAGAAGGACAAGTCTTAGAAAGTTGTCATGGCCGCAGGAAAGAAGATCACGCATGATGAAGCTGTGTTATTGTTCGATCAATGTGGCCTCAAGCTGCTTGAAGAATACAGAAACAACCACACCAAAGTAATAGCGTTATGTGTTTGTGGTGAGAGGCACGCTTTCTATCCTAGCTCTGTATTCTCCGGTCGAACCATCAGGTGCCTCAAGTGTGGCCCGAAAACGAAGTGTGGTAGAAACCATCCAAGATGGAAGGGCCATAAGGCCATTGCCGGACACTTCTGGTCAGCAATCAAAGCTGGTGCTGTAAGGCGAGACATCGTGTTCGACTTAAGTATCGAACAGGCTTGGGATTTGTATGTCAAACAAGGTAGAAAGTGCGCTTTGTCTGATGTCCCGATCAAGTTTGCCAAGACCGGAGCCGATGATACAACTGCTTCTTTGGACAGAATAGATTCGACTGGAACCTATTGTTTAAGTAATGTACAATGGGTTCACAAAGACATCAACTTGATGAAGAATCACTTCTCCCAAGAGGAGTTTGTAGCATGGTGCAAGAAAGTTGCAAACCACAATGCACGATAATTGTTGCCTATAACGCTCGTGGCGTGATTGGAAACAACCTCGGCAAAGTTCCGTGGCACATCCCTGAAGACATTGCGTTCTTCAAGCAGACTACGATGGGGCACCCGTGTATCATGGGCCGAACTACGTGGGATAGCATTCCCACGAAGTTCAAGCCCCTGCCCGGTAGATTCAACATCATTGTGACGCGCGGATTCCGCAACTTCGAGTTCCCAGATAACCGAAGAGGCGCGGATATGGCTGCGTGCGAGTCTATCGAGAAGGCCATCTCGCTCGGGCGTCAATACGACCCGGACGGGGAGGTCTTTATCACAGGTGGCGGGAAGGTCTATCAATACTGCTTGGACCACGATCTCGTAGACCGCGTTCTGGCAAGTGAGATTCACAACCACTTAGAAGTGGAGGGTGCAACCTTCTTCCCCGATCTTAAGCAACTAGGTTGGACCGGCACAGTCTTCAAGGATTACGCCGAGTTCACCGTAATGGAATACAGGAAGAGTCATGATCGAGATCAAGGTGACACCAGAATTGCGGGAGAAGGCCAAGAAGCTTGCCGAACCGCTGATGAAGCAATACGCGAATAACTCCAAGTCGATCCGTAAGGGTCAGGGGCACTACTTCGCAAAGATCGCAGAGTTGGCTGTGGCCGAGAAGATGGGTTGGAAACACATCGACACGTTCCACGCTGACACCGAGGCCACGCTGGAGAATGGCGAGGGCCGCAAGATCGAACTGAAGGTCAAGGAGCGCACGGTTCCCCCGCGTGGGAACTATAACGCCACAGTCGCCGCAGCAAACACCAAGCAAGTCTGCGACTACTACCTGTTCTGTTCGACCATCAAGGATGATGTCGTCTACGTCGTCAGCATCATTCCCAAGAAGGAGTTCATGGATCGGGCCACCTTCAGGAAGAAGGGCGAACTAGACCCGGACGGGCCGAGGGGTCAGAATTGGAAGTTCCGGGCTGACTGTTACAACATGCCCTATGAGGACATGCGACAGGTCGGGAAGACCCCTCTGGAGTAGTATATGGACCTCGAAGAACTCAAAGACGCGCTAAAAGCCCATCTTAAGCTTAAGATGGAAACTCGTTGCGGCGGACACATGGCTCCCATTCAGGAGTGGTTGATCGTTATGTTTGACGATCAACCGATTGCCGAAGTAATGGTGTCCCAAGAAGTGTTCGATTAGGCAACGGGAAGGTAAGGGGGCCGGGCAAAACTGCCCGGCCCTTTCTCTTTTACTGCATGAGCATTATCAAGGAGTTCCTTGACCGGAACCGAAAGAAGCGATTGAATGTCCATTGCGTCGGGGACGCTATGGTTGACGAATACTATGATGTAAAGGTCAACCGGATTAGCCCAGAGTTCCCGATGCCGATCATGACATCGACCCACGATAAGCCGGTCAGCAGACCGGGCGGCGTGGCAAATGTCGCCTACCAGTTCAGACACTTCAACGTCGCCCCCACTCTCGTCTGTTTCCCAGACCCGAAGGCAGAGAAGGTTTTCCGCTACCACAACCTCTCGCGCTGGGGCGACTCAGAGATCAAGGCCAAGCTGCCATACAAGAAGCGATTCCTTGATGGTCACGTTCAGGTTACTCGCCGCGACGTGGAAACCCCCGGCTGCGGCTTGAGCCCAGACACGGTGGACTATTTCACCAAGTCGCTCGGAGAGTCTATTGTTAAGCATAAGATGACCCCGGATGTTGCCATTCTCTCAGACTACAACAAGGGTTTCTTCTCCAGCACGGAACACAACGTCCTTGACTTCTACCGGCATGTGAAAACCATCGTTGATCCCAAGAAGGGACCACTCTCGAAGTGGAAGGGTTGCACCATCTTTAAGCCGAACGGCATCGAGGCCGAGGCTCTTACGGGCAAAAAGGCTTGGAAAGAGCAGGCCAAACACCTTCAGAATGAACTGGAGTGCGAGGCCGTGGTTATCACCCACAGCGGCGAGAAGGTCGCTGGGGTCTGGAAGGAAGAATTTTTCTGCTACCGGCCCGAAGTGATGGTTGAAGTGGATAGCGTCGTAGGTGCAGGGGATTGCTTCGGGGCTTTCTTTGCTATGGCTATCGGTCACGGTTTCACCGTACCAGAAGCCGCCGAGATAGCATACCGGGCAGGCGCAGTCTATGTCCAACATTACATGAATCGGCCAGTGTGCCCAGCCGAGCTTGCTGAGGATGGTTTGGTCAACCCGAGCGATCTCGTTCAACGGGATTTCAAGCTGGTGTTCACCAATGGCTGTTTCGACGTTCTCCATGAAGGTCACATGGCAACTCTCAAGTTCGCTAAGAGCAAGGGCGATAGATTGGTTGTGGCCTTGAATTCAGACGAGAGCATTAAGAGGCTCAAGGGTCCGAAACGGCCACTGGTGCCGCTGGCGCAGAGGATGGCGGTGATGGCGGCGATCCGTTATGTCGATTTCGTGGTTTCGTTCGACGAGGACACTCCGCTCGAAATCATTAAGGCGATCAAGCCAGATGTGTTGGTAAAGGGCGGGGAATATGCAAAAGAAAAGATCATAGGGGCCGACATTGTACCAGAGGTCTATCGCTCCCCTATGATCGAAGGTATGAGTACCAGCAAACTGCTGGGTAGTTAGTCACGCATTCACAATCACTTGGCTTCAGGCTTGCAGCAGCATTCCTTGCAATCGCACTTTGGCTTGCAGGTTCCGTTGCAGCAGCACTTGCCGTCAGTCTTGCAGTGACAGTCCTTGACGCACTTGCAAGCGGGACAAGGGCATTTGTCGCCGCAGTCGCACTTGTGGCAGCCCGCCCCTGCGAAACACAGGGCAACGGCTAGCACAGCAGAAGCAAAAATCGTTCGCATTGTATGTCCTCCGTTTGGTTAGACAGCTTATATATTAACCCCCCTGACAAACTTGTCAACAGTAAGCCTAGCGCTTTTCTAGGGGTTATGCTTTAATACAGTATGCCCAAGAAGAAGATGCTGATCAATAAGGTTGCAAAGAAGAAGATGGACGGGAAGTGCTACTTCTGTCCTGAGAGTGATTATAACTGTCTCCACTGTCATCGCATCCTCCCCGGTGAGGACGGTGGCATCTATACCGAGTTCAACACGATCACCGTTTGCGCCAACTGTCACAACAAGCTCCACGGTGAGAATCCTGCGATCATCCTCGACCGAAAGTACATGTCCACCACGGGTCGCTGGGTTCTCCATTTCTGGGAGAACGGCGAAGAAAAGTGGCTGTAGCCCCTAGATATTCATTATGGGCGCATTCAAGACATGGCTACAGATGCAAGAAATCAAACTCGGTTCGGACGGGATGCGTGACAATGCGCCTGCCCAGACCGCCCAAGCTACACAGCAAGTAGCCCAGAAATGGCTCGCCAATCCTCATAACGCCGACATCGCTGGCAATTTGATGAACACAGGCACCCAACACAAGTCCGCGTTGAACACGTCTCTCATGGATGCTGGTGCTAGAGCCGTCAAGTCTTTGCCCGGTGTGGGCAAAGAGACGGACGCGGCGAATGTGGCATCTGCGATCCAAACCAACCTCGGTCTGCCACCAGTCATAAAGCTCCCTAAGCCCACCCAAGTCCGTATGATGCGGCGGTGGATGCGTAAGATGATGGGGCAGCAATGACCTTCAAGGAATTCCTACAACTCGACGAACTCGAAGGGTTGTACGGTGGCGTCAAATCCAACACCGGCCCTCTTCAGTTGATTAAGATTCAAGCCAAGCTCGTCAAGCCTGTTCGCGGTAAGGGGTCTTCGGTTTCCCGCATGTTAAAGGCGGGTGGCGGTCTTCTACCAGCGCGCCCACAGAAGATCGCTTCTGTGAATGGCCCACTGACCAAACCCACCTTCTTAAAGTAATCACTTTTCGAACTTCTACGATTTCTTACAAAACCCTCTTGCGTCTATTTTGGGGCTCCGCTATACTTCTATGACACTCGGTCAACATAGAAGGGGATTTCCAAATGGAGAAAGAGAATGTATTGAAGAAGCACGTTGTCACAGAAGAGAACGTGCTCAGCAAATACGCCGAACTGTATGATCGAAGCGAATTCCTGTCGCTGAACGAGGAAATGAGCTTCGCCGAATATGTTCAGCGGATGAAGCTCAACCCGCTGCTTGCCAGAAACGCATTTCAGTATGTCTATGACATGGTGGTATCGAAGGGCACAAGCGAATTCGAGCGTTACAGAAAGACGTACACAAAGTACCATTTCTTCGACGACCAAGAGATTCCGATCTTCGGATTGGAAGAGACTCTCAGCAATCTTGTGGATTTCATCCACGGTGCTGCCGGGCACTACGGCACAGAACGCCGTGTTCTCTTACTTCACGGCCCGGTCGGTTCGTCCAAGTCCACGATTTGCCGCCTCTTGAAGAGAGGCTTGGAGCGCTACTCCAAGACACCGGCTGGAGCGTGGTACACATTCAAGTGGGTCAACCTGCCGATCAAAGACGATGAGAAGGGTCCAGCCCTGTATATCAACACTGATTGCATGTGCCCGATGAATGAGAACCCCATCAAGCTCATGCCAATGGGTATGAGAAAGGAGTTCCTCGCCGAACTGAACAAGACACTTTCCGACAGCGTTTCTGAAGAAGACCGCGACGGCGTGTATGAGTTGATCAGCGAAGGCGAACTCAACCCACGTTGCAAGCTGTTCATGAACGGCCTGCTCAAGCGACACAACGGCGACTGGTTGGCTGTGGTACAAAACCATATCCGCATCGTTCGCAGAATTCACTCTGAGATCGACCGGGTTGGCATCGCCACCTTCCAGCCAAAGGACGAGAAGAACCAAGACAGCACCGAACTCACTGGTGACATGGACTTCTCCAAGATCGGCCACTTCGGGTCCGATTCTGATCCTCGCGCCTTCAACTATGACGGCGAATTCGAGGTCGGCAACCGGGGCATCGTCGAGTTCATCGAAATGCTCAAGTTGGACAACGCCTTCTTGTACGATTTGCTCGGTGCTTCCCAAGAGCACCAGATCAAGCCGAAGAAGTTTGCACAGGTTGTCGTCGATGAATTCATCATCGCCCACACCAACAATCCAGAATTCGAGAAGCTCAAGAACAACCAGTTCATGGAAGCTCTCCGCGACCGCACGGTCAAGGTGGACGTGCCCTATCTCACTCGCTGGAGCGATGAGATCAAGGTCTACGACCAGAACTACGGTGTCGGCAAGGTGCGTCAGCACATCATGCCACACACGCTGGAGATCGCGGCCCTTTTCGCCATTCTCACACGTCTGCATGACGACGGCGAAGGCAAGCTCGATCTGCGGGACAAGGCCAAGCTCTACGATGGTCGGGAACTCCCCGGCTGGACACAGGACACTGTGAAGGAGCTTCAGGACAAGTTCCCAGATGAAGGCATGAAGGGTGGTCTGTCGGCCCGTTACATTCAGGACGGCCTGAGCAACTGCTTGGCAAGAAACAAGCAGTACGTCAACGTCTTCCATGTGATGAGCGAACTGAAGTCTCGTCTTACGAACTGCTCGTTGATCACAAACGTCGAAGACATTAAGCACTACGAATTCTGTGCTGAACTGGCGGTCAAGGAACTCGATGAGATCCTCAAGAATGAGGTCCAGCGGGCTCTCGTGGCCGACGAGAAGGCCATCGAACGTCTGTGCGCCAAGTACATTGACAACGTGATCGCTTACGTCAACGACGAGAAGATGATCCATCCCATCACAAAGGAAAAGATGGACCCGGATGAGAGACTCATGCGATCCATCGAAGAGAAGAACAGCATCCCCGAACAGGGCTGCGATGACTTCCGCCGCTCTCTGTCGTCCTTCATCGGTACTCTCGCCACTCGTGGCAAGACGTTCCGCTGGGACAGTAACCCTGAGTTGAAGAGAGCCCTCGAAGCCAAGATCTTCGAGGACGTGAAGGACACGGTGAAGTTGGCCTCCTTGACAAAGGAAGCCGTTGCTCTCGATCCCGAGTTGCAGGAGAAGATCGACGCCATCAAGACCCGACTCATCAAGCAGTACGGGTACAACCAACAGTCGGCGACGGACGTTCTGGACTATGTGTCCAGCATCTTCGCCAGAGGCGATACCTCGAACTAAGAGGCTATGGTAAGGGGTGCGGTCTTATTTCAGGGACCGCACCATCTACCTATACTTAAGGAGGTATCATGCCCAAGCGAATACAAGAAGACCACAAGAAATTCCGAGATGTGATCTCGGGCCGCAGCAGGCGTGAACTGAAGCGGCTTATCAAATCGGGTGCCATCGTCCGGCAGCGACCGAAGGGTGGTAAGGTTTCCATTAGCATTCCTCAAATCGACATTCCCCACTTCGTATTTGGTGATACGGGGGAGGGTGTAGGTAGGGGTCCGGGGAAGGACGGTGATGTTATTGGCCGTGACCCACCACCGGGGAAGGGTGGAGGAGCAGGAGACCAGCCGGGCGAAGGCATCACGATTACCCTCGATCTCGACGACGTGCTCAAGTTCATGGAAGAGGAGCTTAAGCTCCCGCACATGAAGCCGAAGCCGAGCGAGACATTCGAGGAAGTTAAGATCAAGTACAACGACATCTCGAAGGTCGGCCTCAATTCGCTGCGTCATATCCGCCGCACGATGAAGGAGGCGATGAAGCGACGTGCTCTGACTGGTCAGAATGATGCCTTAGCATATATTCCGGGGTCGAGGGTTCCGATCAAGCTCATCACGCCGATCAAGTCAGACTTCCGCTATCGTCAGTACCGTGAGATTAAGATCCCGTCGTCCAACGCCGTGATCTTCTTCGCTCGTGACTGTTCTGGTTCGATGGATGATTATCGTTGCGACATCGTGAGCGACATGTGCTGGTGGCTAGATTGCTGGATCAGGAAGTTCTACAAGCGAGTAGATCGTTGTTACTTCATCCATGATACCCGCGCAGAAGAAGTCAATGAGGAGAAGTTCTACAGCTACCGTTACGGCGGCGGCACACAATGCTCCTCGGCTTTTGATGCTATCGCAGAGCAACTGGTCAACAGGTATCCGCCAGATAAGTTCAACGTCTACATCTTCTACTTCTCTGACGGAGACAATTGGGATGGCGACAACGAGCGTATCGTCAAGATCATGAAGGAAAAGCTCGGCCCCTCGGTAGCCAACATGATTGGCATCACTCAGGTCTGCTCGTGGCGCTACGAAGATAGCGTCAAGCAGCACATTGACGAGGCAATCAAGAAGGGTGAACTCCCGGCTGATCTCGTTAAGACGGCTTATGTCGGCCCAGAAGAAAAGACGGACAGCAGCGATGGCTTCAGTAGCGGATGGGGTTATGCCCCCAACATGACTGAGGATGATCGCAATCAGCAGATTATTGACGCGATCCGTAAGTTGCTTTCCTCTAAGGAGGCAAGCGCCGCACATGGCCTAGAGTTGTGATATGGATGCTGATCTCGCTAGAAACTTCATCAAACAGGCATTGGCTATGGCGAACAACTACCTCTGGACGGGTAGGTTCAACAAGGCCATCGAGGTCATTGGTCAGGTCGGCAAGATCGACCCTGACAATGATCTTGCCCGCCGAATGATGTCAAGGATCATTGGGGGTTCGCCCCCTGAGCCAGACCCAGAGTTTGGCGCATTCTGGCGAGGGGAGCCTCTTAACGGTAAGTCAATTGAAGTCTTCTGCGATCAAGGCATGGGGGATACCATCAACATCCTCCGTTACTTGAAGCAGATGAAGGAACGCTGGTCTTGTCGGATTGTGGTGAACTACTATGCGTTTCACGCTGAATTCGCTCGACTGATGGGCAGGCTTCCTGATTACATCGACGATTTCGTTCAGATGCACCGGAAGTGTGATTACTTCACGAACATCGTGAGCATCCCGGCTCTGATGAACGGACTTAAGTTCGATGTCTATTATCCGGCCCACTGGCAGGCTTTGCTGGACACGCCGATACCCCCTCAACCGGTATTGTCCGAGTTTCCAGCGATGTTCAGTGAACCTGCCTTTCGGGTCGGACTTGCTTGGAAGAGCAATGCCGATAACCCGATCTCGGCGAAGAAATCTGTACCCATCCAAGAGTTTGCCATTCTTGAAGACGGCATCAATGAGTTGTACGCGGTCATTCCCGACAAAGAGCGTTACAACATGATGGTACAGTATGCACTGAATGATCTGGTTGATACAGCCGAACTCATCTCCAACCTCGATGTTGTAGTTTCAGTTGACACTGTGACGCTTCATCTAGCTGGCGCGTTAGGCAAAAAGACACTTGGCCTGCTGCCGCATGTCGCGGACGTTCGCTGGGGATTGGGGACTTCTACGGTCTGGTATCCAAGCGTAGAACTGTTCCGTCAACCTGAGAACTTGGATTGGAGCATCCCTCTTAGGCAGATCAAACAAAGGCTTGAGTCTTTACGGTCTGTAGTGTAAGATGTGGGGTATCATAAGGAATAGAGGACTATGGCTAGATCTAAGATGATGAGCGGTTCGCCCATTCTACAGGGCGACAATACCGTTCCGGGCCTTAAGATGCACAAGGAAGTCAAGGAAGTTCTTCCGCAGATCGAAGAGGCATGTCACAAGATGGGGATGGATTACTACCCCATCATCGTTGAGTTTGTAACCTACGACGAAATGGCGGAACTCGCCGCGTATGGAGGTTTTCCCGTCCGCTATCCCCACTGGCAGTGGGGTATGGAGTACGAAGAACTGGCCCGAGGCTACGAGTTCAACCAGTATCGCATCAGCGAAATGGTGATCAACACCAATCCGTGCTACATCTATTGCATGGACTCGAACACGTTAGTTGACAACGTAGACGTGATTGCCCACGCTATCGGGCACAACCACTTTTTCAAGAATAACATCTTCTTCGAGCCAACTGACGAAAACATGATGAACAAGTTGGCGAACCACGGCACCCGCATCCGGGCATACATGGCCCGTTGGGGTCCAGAAGTCGTTACCGAGTTCATCGACCACTGCCTCCGCATCCAGACCCTCATCGACCCAGCTAAGGCGTGGCGAAAGAAGAAGATCAAGCAGGCGGTCGTCAAGGATGAGCGAAACTACGAGTTCGCCGAACGGCTCCGCTCCACCCACAACTACATGGATGAGTGGGTCAACCCGAAGGAGTACATCGACAAGCAGACGAAAGACATCAAGCGTAAGGAGGCGGCACAGTTCCTCGACGTGTTTGAGGGGCCGGTCAAAGACATCTTCTGCTGGCTCAAGGACAATGCTCCGTTGAAGCCGTGGCAGCAGGACATCATCTCCATGCTGTATGAGGAGGCAATGTACTTCTCGCCACAACGCGCTACCAAGATGATCAACGAAGGTTTTGCATCTTATGCCGACCACTACATCCTCTGTGAACAAGGTCTCGCCGCTCTCGGCCAGAAGTCTGAAGACGCTGGCATCTGGCACTATGCCGAACACAAGATGCGCGTGCTGGGCGGTAAGTACAGCCAGAACCCGTACAAGCTGGGCTTCGAGCTTCTGCTCGACATCCGTGACCGCTGGAACAAGGGCAAGTTCGGCCCGGAGTGGGAGAACTGCAAGGATATGAAGAAGAAGGAGAATTGGGACATGAAACTCGGCCTCGGACATCAGAAGATATTCGAAGTAGTGAAGTATTACAACGACTTCACGCTCATCTCTGAGTTCTTCACGCCCGAATTCTGCGAGAAGAAGAAATTCTTCGAGTACCGAAGATTCCCGAACGGCGAGTACAAGATTGTGAACAGGAACTTCAAGACGATCAAGAAGAAGCTCCTGCAACGCTACCTGAACGGCGGTCTGCCTGACATCCGCCTTTCCGATCCGAATCACTTGGGCAAGGGGTGGTTCTTCATGCAGCACATGTGGGATGGTCGGCCACTCTTCGATAGCTACGCTCGGGAGACGATTACGTCGATCTTCCGACTGTGGAAAGATGTAACTGTGCTGGCGACTCGTAATAGAGACGGTCTTGAGTACCTATATATCTGCGATGGGGCTAACCCAGAGAAGGATGTACACATCATGACTCGTGAGGATTACGAGAAGGAATTTCTCAAATGACATTCGACTACAGCACCCTTCTGGAACGTGGCTGGAAACCATATCAGAAGCCGGTAAATCGAAGGGTGTTGATGTTGTGTCCATACAGGGACTTCAAGTACATCCCTGATGGCACTTACTTAGAAGCAATCGACGGCGAGATCTTAGTGAAGGGTATCGACTCTTGCGAAGATGAACAGACATGGCACTGGCTCTACCCGTTTGGGGTGAGGGTCCGGGTTACAGAATAGGAGCCTCTCATGGCAAAGAAGAAAGTAAAGAAGCCGTTCGTCGTACACCCGAAGGTGTGGGAGCGGATGCGTCTGCAAGCCGCCGTTCTCAAGGCGAAGAAGGAATCGCGTCAAGCCTACCGCAAGGCCCGCGCCGAGCGCAAGCACCGGCTGGCTCAGTTGGACCTACCAGTCACCTATGTCTCGGACGAAGAAGTCGCCCGGATGAACGCCGAGCGGACGGAAGAGAAGCGAGCACGCAAATGCGCGAAGGTCGAAGCCCGACAGAGCCGAATCAACGCCAAGAAGCAACGCGCTGCTGACAAGGAACAGGTCCGGCTCTATGACAAGTGGACCCGCAAACTCCTGCTCCATGAGTGGAAGCTGACCCAGAAGGGTTGGCGCAAGGGCCGCGAAGCTTCTGTGACAATCGAGGAGGCCATCGTCACCTTGAACAAGGAACTTCGTCAGGCCAAGAAGGACGAATCCGACAAGATACCTGATTTTCTAAAAGAACGGGGTTGGTCGGTGACTGGTCCGAATCAAGATGTTTGGGTTCGTCAGAATTGGGATACGGACGGCCTTTGCTATCGGACATTAAGGCAGGCGTACAAGCTCCAGCTAGGGTTGGACGCTAAAGCGGCTGCTTAGGACATGCCGAACGTGCCCGGTCCCGCTGGCAAGTTCTGCTGAGCGGGGACCATATTCGGGTACTGCCGCATTGTATCGGTATAACCGGGGTCTTGGGCATCGCCTAAGCCCCCGTCGCCGTCTGGCTCCTGATCGGAGTCCGAGGCGTCCATCTTCAATTGGTCCCATTTCTCTTTCAGCTTGTCCCAAAGCTCGCGGAACTTATTAACCTTCGGGGTCTTCTCATCCTTGCCGTTGGGGATTTCCTTGTCGAGCCGCTCGATGCTGGCGTCGATGGCGAGGATCTTATCCTGTTCGTCCTTCTGTTTTGTGTGGATTTCTTGCGCATCCACCTGTGGTTGAAGGCCCGTCCGTTTCACTTCATCTGAAGCGGGGGTATCTGTGCCCCTATTAGGAGGCATCGACCCAAGTAGGTCGGGCATGTTCGAGCCCATGCTGGCTTCGGCCTCCATCCAATTCCTGAACTTCATGGGAATATCTATCTTAAGTAATGAGCGTTTTCACACCATTTTTGAGGGAGGCCACCATGAAGCGGGCAAAGGAACAGGTTCTAGCAGAAGTTCATGACCACAATGTCAATCTCTCAACGAGGGACATCTATTTGCATTCGCATTATGCGAACTGTGAAGACGAATCGAACGAGCCGGGCGTGGAGTACCGGCAAGCGACGACATTCATCAAGAATCTTCACATCTTAGACTTAGAGCCCCACAGCCCCATCCTTGTTCACTTGCATTCCATTGGCGGGTGTTGGGACAACGGCATGGCGATCTTCAACTCAATCGAGTTCGCTCGATCTCGGATTACGATGCTTGCCTATGCACAAGCATCTTCTATGAGCGGCATCGTGTTCCAGTCCGCGAACCTGCGGATCATGATGCCTGACTGTCACTTCATGATGCACCACGGCTGGGCCTACGGTGGCGAGCAGCACCCCTTCGCTTTCAAGAACGATGCTCAGCGTCAGATCAACGCTTGCAAGCGGATGCTGGAGATCTTCGCCAACCGCGCGATCAACGGTGAGTTCTTCAAGAAGAAGAAGTCGGCGACCGTTAAGACAGCCTACGATTTTTTCGACAAGAAAATTAAGAAAGAAGTCGATTGGTACGTGGATTCTGGGGAAGCTGTATTTTACGGATTGACTGATGCCGTCCTCGGCTCCCGCAAGTACCCAGATGTCCATTCCTTAAGGGGCGCGTAAAGACGCCTTGACCAGAAACCCGTTCCGGCGCACAATGAGCCTTTCTTACAGGAAGGGAAGGCCATGCAACACCCCGTCACAGGTTTTGAACATCTGCACCGCCACTCGGACTTCTCTTTGTTGGACGGTTTTGCTCGCGTCGATGAGTACGCCGAGCGCATGAAAGAGATCAACCAAAAGTATCTCTGTATCACCGATCACGGTGTCATGGGGGCCGTCCCCCAACAGATTGCCGAATGCGAACGGCACAAACTCTTTCCGCTCTTCGGCTGCGAGTTGTACGTCAACCCCATGCAGCCGAAGGTGGCTAACCGCAACGAGTCTGCCGAGTTTCGTAAGAATCTCGGAGACGAAGCCACCCAGAAGAAGTTCGACAAATCCCATCACTTGCTCGCCATTGCCTACAACCTTCAAGGCTACTCGAACCTCGTCCGTCTTACGTCATGGGCGTGGATTCATGGGTACTACCGTAGGCCGCGAGTCAACCACGAAGTCCTTCAGCAGTACAAGGAAGGCATCATCTTCACGAGCACCTGCGGCAACAGCGAGATCGCCAATGCCTTCATGGGCAACAGCCAGTTCGACGATGCTGCTGGTTTCGCCATGATCGAAAAGTACATGGCGATGTTCGGGGATAAGTTTTACCTCGAACTGATGATGCTCGACTGGAAGATGCAGAAGCCTTACGATACTTTTTTACTGAAAGCTCACTCGAAGTATGGCCTCCCCCTCATCCTCACCCAAGACTGCCACTACTGTCAGAAAGAGCACAGCCACAACCAGCGGCTCATGCTCATGCAGCAGAACAAGCGCACCCTCGCCGACATCCAAGCGATGATCGACTCCGGGGACGCCGACGACTTGTTCGAGTTGCAGGACGCCAATCTGTGGCTCAAGTCGGAGGAGGAACTCAATGAGAAGTGGGAGAAGGACTACCACGACACCATCGACTACGAGTTATTCAAGATTGCCAAGTCGAACACGGTCAAGTTGGCCGAGTTCTCCAAAGGTGTGCAATTTGACCGGGAGATCAAGCTCCCTCGCATCCCCGATGCAGAAGCTATTTTGTGGGATGAGATCAAGAAGGGATTCCTCGCACGCCACTGTCCGAAGGAACCCAAGTATGTGAAACGCATCAGGGAAGAGTACGATCTCGTCACAGAGAAGGGGTTCGCGTCTTACTTCCTCATCCAGAAGATGATGGTGGACGAGGCGCGGGATTACTGTCAAAAGCATCTCGGCTTCGACATGGTTTATGGTGTCGGGCCGGGCCGTGGATCGGTGTGCGGGTCATTGCTGGCCTACTGTCTGCGTCTGCATGATCTGGACCCAATCCTTCATGATCTTCGTTTCAGCCGGTTCTTGAGCCCCGCGCGTGGCGGCAAGCAGACGAAGTTCCGGCATACGATCCAGCCAGTTCCTCACGAGGACATTGACGCATAGAAGAAGGAGTTTCTTCATGCACCCAGATAACAAGTACCTGAACATCCACATCCGCTGGATGATCAGGAGGGACATGCCAGAAGTCATTCAGATCGAACAGGGCTCCTTCGAGAGTCCGTGGAGTGAAGAAGACTTTCTCAAGTGTCTCAGACAACGAAACTGCATCGGCATGGTCGCCGAGTCACAAGAGAGAGTCTTGGGGTTCATGATCTACGAGCTTCACAAGGAGAGGCTTGAGGTCTTGAACATGGCGGTCCATCCGGGCTATCGCAACCGTTGGATCGGGGTGCAGATGGTCAACAAGCTGAAGAGCAAACTATCAAACCACCGGCGTACTGAGATTTCCCTTTGTCTAAGGGAGACTAATCTCACAGCCCAGAAGTTCTTCCGGTCCCAGAAGTTTCTCGCCGTGGATGTGCATCGTAACTTTTACGAAGACACCGGCGAGGACGCATTTGAAATGGTCTACGGCTTTGATGCCGAGCCAATTGTAAGATGTGGGGCAGGATTGAAGAAAGAGAGAGTTCTATGAACACGATCATTCTACTAGCCGCCCTCGCGTTGGGGGCGGACCCGCAGGATCAACCTGCGGCTCAACCTCCTCCCGGCAATATACAGGACTTGAACCGGCTGGTCACACTACGCCGCGACATCGAGATGGTCGAGCAATTGCGACTCGACGGTTTCGACGTGGACAAGGATGGCAAGCTGATGAAGTCCTTGCTGGACCAAGTGAAGACGACCAGTGGCGGCAGGGCAAGTACCTACGACGAACTGGTGCTTCTTACTGGTGGAGGCAACGCACCGCCGACACCGTGGGAGCAGTTCAAAGGATTGGTGACATTCACCAACTGTCTTTGGGTGCTAGGCATCGTGTTCGCCGGGACAGCGGCCATCTGGCTCTTCGGCCACTACTTCCTCGCCCTTATCTTAATGGTTCCGGGTGTGGCGTGGGAGGTTATCCTCTGGCTCGGCTTCTCGGTCCTCGCGTGGAGCGCAACAAACGTAAGCCCAGACTGGCAACTCGCAGTTTTGATGCCAGCGGCTTTCGGGTTCCTCGGGGCCACGGTGTTGACGTGTAAACTGCACGGGAGCGAGAGCAACAGATATGAAGTGCCGTCTGCCATGCTCATGATCGTATGGGGCATCTTAGCGGTCTGCTTCGGCAGTCACGTCTTAGGCTTCATGTCGGTCATGGCAGCGCTGTCGGCGCTCGGCTTTATCTGCGGACACCTGCCGGGGGTCGTTTACATTGGTTTCGACCGTGAGGACTTAATCCCTCGTGCGACGTTTGCCGCTGGCCTAATGTTGTCTGCTCACATCTTGTTCACTGTGACAGGAGCAGCCGCCACACAGATCGCTGTGTTCCGAGAGGGCATGAATTTCATGGGAAGCTTCGTGTACTACCTCGGCATCTTGTGTCTGGCGTGCCGCTACTACACATGGGAACGGGACGAGAATGGATGGAAGAGAACCCGTTGGCCGTTGTACTGGATGATGCAGGGCGTGGTCCTTGTATCAGGTCTTTCGGCCTTCTATTTCGGCACGGTGTTCGGCATGACGGCGTTGCTTGGCTTCGGCGGCACGTTCTTCTGCCTGTACATCTTGGAAAAATACTACGAGTTGCCGTGGAAAGGCGTCGGCTGGGCATGGTCCTTGCTGGGCCTCGGCGGTCTCTTGTACGGGATGGGTCTGTTCATCAAGACGCATCCGCAATACTTCCTGTTCGGAGGCTAACGTGCTGTTAAGCAGGGTGCCAGCCACGGTCTTACGCATCGACGACCGGTTTCAACTGGACAATAAGATGTGGACAGTCCGTGGTTGGTACTCGGCTGTGGGGCACATAGCTGCCGAAGCAGAGGATGGAGAGCGCCGAGTCGTCTCCATACACAGTGAAGTCATGAAGGAGATTGAAGTAGACTATGCCGCTTTTCAAAACCGACGAGGAGTTTCTCCTCCAAGCATACAAGAAAGCGACGGAGAGCCCGGACCCATCGACCCAGAACGGAGCGGTGATTCCTTTTTATCACTTGGGTTTTGAGGACTACGTGGAGGCGTGCAACACGTTCCCCAACGGTGTCTCGAACAAGCCTGAGCGACTCGAACGTCCGCTCAAGTACAACTTCATCGAGCACGCCGAACGGAATGTGCTCCACGAGGCCCTGCGGCGGGGTGTCAGGACCACCGGGATGACGATGTTCGTTCCGTGGTTCGCATGTGCCGATTGTGCCCGAGCTATCATCGGGGCGGGGATAACTAAGGTCGTCGGCCACAAGCGCATGTTCGACCAGACCCCTGACCACTGGAAAGAATCCATTGCTCACGCTTTTGTCATGTTCGAGGAAGCTGGGGTAGAAACCGTGCTTGTGTCCACTGTATTAAATGGACCCGAGATCCGGTTCAATGGACAACTGTGGAAACCCTAACGCTCGCAGATAAATTCAAGCAGTTCCTCAATGACCCAGAGTTCCCGCTTGCGGTTAAGAAGCTGCACGCACGATCCATGCTTCGGCAGTATGAACCTGTTGAACCACGGACTCGTGACGTGCGGCGCTTGCTGGGACTGTTGTATGCCTTTCTGGGCCACTCGGAGCCGGTCCTCGACTGGCGATTCTACGGATTCTAAGGAGACAAGGATGTCAACTGATTTCACCACCCCGGAAGGGTATGTCACCTTCGTTACCCAACTTGGGTCAAAGGACTCGATGGAGAACGACAAGACGAAGATGGGTACGATGGGCCTCGGTCTGGGCGGCGAGGCTGGCGAGATCGCCCAACTGGTCGCCGACATCAAGCACGCTGGCGTGTTGTCGGACGCTCACCGTCACAAGCTCCTGAATGAACTCGGCGACATCATCTGGTATGTCGCCTTTGGCGCTGGCAACGTCGTCAAGGGCTCATTCCGGGCGATGCTGCCCGAGTACATCGAGATCACAGATGAACCCAATGTGGCCTTCCTCGATGCGGCTTACAACCAACTCATGTACCGTTGCGGCCTCGTCGCTGATACGGTGAAGAAGCTTCTCTACCACGGCAAGCCGTTCGACGAGGATGCCAAGTTCAAGATGATCGGAATGTTGTCAGACGTGCTCTTCGCCGCCGAGACGGTGGCGCGGGATGTGTGTGGAGTTCATTTACAGACGTGCATCGACCTCAACGTCGAGAAGCTGAGTGTCCGCTATAAGGGCCTTCAGTTCACGACGGAGGAATTCATGCTCAAGGAACAAGGGAAGAATGTCTAAGCTGTTCGAGTGCAGGCCGAAGGTCGGGCTGGTGATTGGAACGAGTGGAACCGCCCCATACATTCACCTGCATCTCGAAACAGCGAAGCAACTCTACCCGGATATACCCATATTGGTCCACGATGATTGCAGCGGCGTAACACAACTGCAAGATTTGTGTGACCAATATGGGGTTTCTTTTTGCACTTCCGACAGGCCGCTCGGTCACTTTCACGGTGACTTGTCTGTGTTCGTCAGGGGGCTCCGCTGGGCAGACGCTAGCGGGTACGATTTGTTGGTCAAGATGTCGCGGAGGTTTCTACCTCTCCGCGATTGGCGTGACGAACTCGCTACGTTGGCACTAGAAGGACAGTATCCAACCTACTCTTCTTATTGTGAGGACAAT